CTTGGTAGGTAGTAGGTTACATTTGCTTCAACAGTATCTGTTGGTTGAGGTAAATAGTGAACTCTAGCATCTCCGCCAGAGAATGTTCCAGATGTATTCTTAACAGGTCTGAAGTCTAACACATCGTTTAGATTTATTATTAACCCATCATTTCTTTTATAACTAGGGACATCTTCATAGTTTACTTGACCAGTGTACGATCTTGATGAGAAGAACTCTCCTGAAGCACCATGTTCAAAATGTCTGAACTTAGCATAGATTGCTGCAGGTGCAGTTTGACCACCTTTTAATACTAGACGACCAATATCATAGAAGTTATCTCTTTGACCATTATCTAATACAAATCTTCCACTTATATCGTTACCAGTTGAACTTGCTATTCTTACACTATCTAGTTTATAAATGTCAGGTTGTCCTAGCGAATAAACTGTATTACCATCAGAATCAGTTGTACTTGCTACTGCTGATACAGTTGATGTTGTAACTGTTTTTGTTCTTGCGGCTACATTTGATGCTTTCTTAACATAAGCAAAAATATCATAATCAGTACTTGCGTCTAAACCAGCGAATGTGGCAGTCGTTGAACCAGTACCACCTGCAGATATTGTCCAAGATGTATCTGGTCCACTAGCTGTTCTAACTACTAACCAATCTGCAGTATTATCAAAAGTTTCGTTTGATGTATCTACAACTGTAATTGTTAAAGCACCAGCACCATCAGTTGTCCCACTAAAGTATTGTTGATATGTTAATGAAATGCCAGAATAGTTTGATGGCCTTACATAAGGTAATTCGAATAATAAATTATTTTTATTTGTTTCGTAAAGAACTGACTTACCATTTTCCTGTAAAATATTAAAATGTTTTCCTGAAGCAGAATCACCTAAACTTTTAATATCTCTAAAGTTTACTCCTGGATCTAGATCTATATCGAATAAATGGAACTTATAACCAAGAACACCATTTTCTGTTACATGTCGTAATCTTCCTTTACCAGCTTGAGCTCCACCCAAGTCAGCACCAGTGTACAGGTTAAATTGTTGGTATGTATTGATGTTCGGTAATCCTAGAATATCACCAGAGTCTGTTCCTTGACCAGTTGACACTTTAACAAAGTTACCGAATGCTGTTGCTATATTTTCATTTGAAACTAATTCTGTTTCTTGAGCTCTAGGTATAGTAAATGTTATATCGGTCTCAGTAGATATTCTATATCCTTCAACTACTGAAACACCAGGACCTAAGACAGCATCTAAAGTTGTTGATGTACTTGCTGAATCTAATTCGAATTTTAATGAATATGGATTAACAAGATAGTCACCAGAATTTTCTTTTATTCTTTTTGCTATCATGTCATTCGGAATATTGTATGCTTTGTTTTGGTCAACGATTGTTGTTATTTCACTACCATCTATTTCAGCAATTCTTATGTGGTTAGTATCTGAATCAACATTACTTAAAACATCAGCAACTAATCGAATTCTATACCTATCAGCGCCTGGAGCACTTAGATTTGGTGTACCACCTGAATTATCAAATAAACCTGTATCATCTGCAGATGTTAGGACATCTTCAACTATTTTAAGAACTAATGTATCTTGAATATGACCAGAATATCTATCTACAATTACTGATTGTTTTTCACAAAAAACGAAATGACCTTTTACATAAAATACACTATTATCAACATTGGCAACAGTTCCGACACCTACAGCCGGATCAGTTTCAGTATTAGTTGTTTGTACAACTACATCATCTAGTCCTACGATATTTAATGTTTCACCTGGAGTAAATCTTTGTTGAGCATTACCATTTAAATCTGTATATAAAACGTATAATGTTGCTGGACCTGTTCCTTCAGCATCTAAAACTTGAACTATTTTTGCTTGTATACCAGATGCGGCACCAGTTACACTATAACTAACATAACTTGATGTAGGAGTCGCACCACCACCAGAAGCACCATCAGTATTTAATTTAACAAACTCATATTCACCATTAACTGACATCCCACCAGCTTTTATAACAGCTCCTTCTTTAAATATATTATCAGCAAACTTTTTAATATCTTTATTAATTACAGTTTGTAATTGAGTTAACTCACGAGCCTGTAATGCTCTACCATCATTGAATAGTAATTGATGATAATGGTCACTATCTTTCCAATCATCATAGTAGGTTGTAGGAAATGTACTGTTATTAAATGTATTTGGCATTTTCTATCCTATATCGTAATTACAACTTTAATATCTTCTGTTTGGGCACTATCCCTAACAACAGCAGCCCTATTATCTATATAAAGTATTTTACCATTTGGTTGATAAGCATTTTCATAATTCAATCTACCACTTAGTAATGTTGCGTTTTGAGTACCACCACCAGCAGCTGTTCCTGAAACAGCTTCACCAGTTGTAAATTGTGTATATCCGGTTGAATCATTTTGTACAACATAAATTTTGTCTGCAGCATTTTCTACAAATAGTGCTTTTGCACCAGATGTACCACCAGTAATTGTTGCGTCTAATGCGAATCCTCCTGCTTCAGCTGCATCATCTGCAATAAGGTATTTACTTGCGTTCGCAACTGATGTAGTGATTGCGGCACCAGCAGAATCGGTTGGATCTTGTATAAGTACAACTTGTCTAAAATCTTGACCTACAAAGAAAGAACCAGTTTCAATACCATCTGGTTTTGCGTTGAACATAAGTGATGTAGATCTTAAATCATTTCTTGGATCGGCACCAATACCTGCTCCATATACATCACCAATAACTACTCTCGCACTCGCAGCCGTGGTCGGTGAACCACCAGAAAGAGTTACTCCTGCAAAATTATATCCTCTACCCATTGCCATGGCACTATCAGCATCTGAGTCTAAGAATATATGAGTTACAGTTCCACCGGTAACATAAGCTGTAGCAGTTGCTCCTGTCCCATCACCTTTAATAGTTACAGTTGGTGCAGATGAATAACCAGCACCACCATTAATAACTTTAATTCCTAATACTTGTCCTCGTACTGCAGCATTTTGAACTGCGTATTGTTCAGCACCTGTACCAGTTTCAGTAGAATCAGCCAAACGAACTGGTAAGAAGTTTGCTGATAAAAATGCAGCAGAATTAGTTGATAAAACAGTATATAGATATTTCCACTTATAACCATCAGCAAGTTTTTTTGCTTTTAGTGGATCAGTATGAGTCGGTTTAACTGTTGACGCAGTTTGTACGCCATTAGCATTTCTTGCTTCTTGTACACAAATATAAACTCTGTTATCTTCTGTGATAATATAATAAGAATTAGAACCAACAACTAAATCATTATCATCCCATGCATCATATATTGTTCCTGATGTCCAGTTGTAACGACTAACTACAAACGATAAATTGACAGCTGATTTAATTGCTTGTAATCCTTGACGAGCAAGTCTATCATCTCTTATTGAACCAGTTGGTGTTGGTGTAGTTTCCGCATCATTCCATGGTTCACTTTTACCAATACCAATATAGTATCTGTTTGTAACATCTTGGGCATCGTCATACAATTTTCTCAATGCCATTCGTTTAAAATCGTTTGTTATAACTGCCATCTTCTATTCCTATTAAGCGATTGTTGCACCATAATGACCAGAAACATACCAATTCGTTCCGTCCCATATTACTGTTGCGGCATCATATTGGTCTAAAGCAAAGGTTGTTCCTTGTGCAAAGTTGGCAGGTGTTACTGTTGCGATACCTGCTCCTTTGTTTGTAAATACTTTATATTCTCCTATTACTGTTCCATCAGCAAGAGATACTGCAAGAGCAGAACCTGAATTGCATATAATATATGGTACTGTTGCCGAAGCAGCACCAGCAACTGTAATTTCTGATTCGTTTAATGCTGTTCTTTCTAATAATACAGCACCTGTTCCTTTACCAGTTAAATTTAAACTAATGTTTGTATCACCACCTGTTGCTGAAATAACTGGTGGAGAAGTTGTAACAGCATTTGCTATTTTAACTTCATTAACGGCTGTACCAGCAGTTGTTAAATCAAATACTACTACTTCATCCCCTGCAGAATCAGCAAGAGCAAAACCCTTAGATATTTTTGATAAACCAGTTACAGTTGGTGCTGTTAATGTTTTATTTGTAAGTGTATCAGTTGTTGTTCTACCAACAATTGTAGTTGTTGCAGTTGGTAGTGTTAATGTACCAGTATTTGATATAGATGAAATAATTGGAGTTGTAAGTGTTTTATTTGTAAGAGTTTGTGTTGCTATATCAACAACAACTGTTCCAGAAGCATCTGGTAATTGTATCTGTCTATCAGCAGTTGGGTCAATAGCTGTTAATCTTGTTTCATTTGAATCAGTAGACGATCCTTCAAATACAACTGCTGAATCTTCAAAAGAAACTTGACTAGATAGTGTAGTAGAACTACCACCCAAAGCAGTATATATTTCTGAAAAGTTTGCATTAATTTTAGTACCAGCTGAACGAAGTGTATCACCTGTTCCGTCATTAGCACTTGTTCCTGTACTTATTATTTGTCTTGCCATAAAATAATCTCTCTTACTTTTACTTTATTTATAATACTTTTAGTATGCTTTTCCATAACTATCAAACATTTCTTGGTCGAATGTTTCGAATGTCATTGAGAAGTCTGGTGCGGCTGAATCAACAGAAGCATTACTATCATCAAATTTAAATGAGTTCGGTGTAAACATAGTTGCCATGTTGATAAAGAACTCGTTAAGTGAATCAATAACATAATCACCATATTTTTCAACTGTCTCTTCTGGATTAACTCTACGAATAATTCCTGTATCAGCATCAGCTTCCAAAGTTGTAAATTGTTGAAACGATGGTGCTATTGTTGCTGATGCTTCATCAATTAATGATGGACCAACAGCTGAATCAAATAATACAGTTGGCATAGTTCTTAATGCTAAATCAACCTCACCCTCGAGTAGCACATCAACAGAGAAGTAATATCCTGCAGGATGTACGAATCGTTTATATAATTCTGACCAAGTTTCTAATCCTAATGGAATTTTATATAATATAGAATATATTTGATTTCTAGCATGGTCTTGTAATATTTTACCATCTTGTACACCGATGGTAGAAGATCCGACTGTAAAAAGGTTTTCTTTTGGGTATTCAATAGTAGGCTCAACTTGAAAAAACGAACGAAAGAATTGTTCAGCAGAAACTGGAGTTCCTTTAGTTCTGTATAAATCACCAAACCTTCTTATAGAATATCTTGGATCTGTAAAATTACTAACTGATGAAATCCCTTGACCAAGCTCTTTACCCAGTATATCTAATAGAGCTTGTGGTGTTTGGTCAACATCTCTTGTAGAAAATAATTGTTCTATTTGAGTGTTGAATGAATATGTACCATCAGAATCTAAAAAGTCATAATACTTTTCTAAAAAAGTTATAAATGTTGGATGCTCCTCAACAAAGTATTCTGGCAGAACTTCTTTGATTCTACGTCTTTGGAGAGGAATATCTCTTCTATTTAAATCTTCTAGTTTAGCCGCCATTATAGTATTACGTTTGTAGTTTCTCTATCTATTAATGTTGTTACTGTACTTCTAGTTTCATCATAGTCAATTATATAATTAAGTAAAGGTCTAACTGTACTTTGATTTGCAGGTGTAACAAATAATTTTACTTCATCACCAACAAATGCTGTTGGATTTAATCCTTGTATAGTTACAACACCAGTCGCAGGATTATAACTTCCCAAATTATCAACTATGACTGTTCCATTTGAAGTAAGTAATTGAAGAGTTGTTGAATTTAATTTATTCTTAATAGTTACAGTGCTTCCTTTGACTGTTAAACCAGTCGAACCTATTATATAATTAACATCATCAGCTGGAGCTAATGCCACAGGGAAAGTCAAAGTATAATTTTTAGAAGTTCCCAATGTAGGAGTAAACCTTTGTTGTATTCTAACATCCATTCTACTGTTTAAAATAGCATCATCAACAGCATCAATATTGGTTAAAAGATTAGATCTTCTAAATGTTTTATTAAATTCTTGTAAATTAGTAGTGGCATATGAAGTAATTTCACTTCTAATCAATCCTTCTACACTTGAATTTGTACCACTGGTTAGAGCAGGGTTTAAATTATATACTGTATCTAATTCTAGATATGTTGTAGTTGGTGTAACAAATTCTGTACTTACTGATAATATTGACAACGCACTTGTTAAATTTTGTAATATATCTGTTTTAACTGTTTCCTGTGTTGAAGCACTTATATCGTCAAAGAATTGTAAAGCAACATATACAACTCCATACTTAGCAGGAGTTGCTTGTTCGCCACCATAAGCATTAACGTCTCTTACAGTAGTAGAATATTTGTTTAGTATTTGTGTTCTATAATCGGTTGCTGTGACAAGTCTTTGTTGCGATGCGTACATCAAAGGAGCTTGTGTTTTGATAGATGATATTGTTTCTCGAGAAGCACCGCCTGCAGAATTAGATTTAGTTGCAACTGTTATATCTTGAAGAGTACCACCAACACTAATTTGCGAGTTTGGTGTAAATACAGATCCGCCATTGGCATTAGCACCAGTAACTTTTAAATAATTAATTGCTATCTTATTACCAGAAGTTGGCACGATTCCTGTATCTGTTCCAAATATAACCTCATGAAAACCATTTGGAGTTTCCTGAACTTTAAATACTCTTGATGTATCTGTTAATCTAATAGCATCATTAACATCTGTGTATGTGTTATATGAAACTCCATTAACAGTATCATATACATTTACAATTAAAGTATCAATATCAATAGATTGGTCAGGGATTACAAAAACTTGATCGGTAGAATTGCTACCAACAATAAAAGTTTTATTAGTCGATGTTCCTTCATAAATTGGTATATTATAAACTGTATTCTGAGCAGTATCAGTTGCGGTAGAATAACCAGTAGCTTTTTTAAATCTATAAACTGTATTTGATCCTGAAACTTCAGAAACCGCAGTGTATGATTCTCTTGTTTGAAATGTGTATGAGACACCAGCAACAGTTGAACTAAATGTTGTTCCTGATGGAAGTGTTACACTTGATGGTGTTGGGTCTCCTGATGGAACTGTAATCGTAAGATTAACATTAGCTTCTGATGATGTAATTGAACGAGGTCTATATCCAAGTGATTCGGCATGGGATAAAACTGATGAACGAAGTTGAGAAGTATTAAGGAAAGATTCATTTAACGCAAAGTTGGCAATCAATGCGTTATAGTGTGTGTTATAAGCAAGGACATCTAGTAAATTACTTATACCAGCGCCCTCAAAATCATAATCAGCAAATTCACTTTGTTGTTTCAAATATGTTTTAAGTGAAGCCTTTATATTGCTAAAGTCTAAACTTGTTGAATTAATTGTTGTTGCCATGTTACTTTCCTTGACCTCTATATGCCTTTAGTTGTCTTCGTTTTGATTTATTCATACTAGATGTAATTGGTTTCCTACCTTGTGAAGTTCCCTTTGATGTTTTATAGTAATTGTTTACTGGTGCAGATAGTTTCTTTGCCATTATCTCAATCTCGCTAGTTGTAACTCTAAAGTAACATTTTCTAATGTATTAACAACTCTAAATACAACTTGTACTTTAACATCGTTCATATCTGGATTTATTTTACATAAAACACTTTGTACTCTTGCTCTAGGTTCATATCTTTGTATTGCTTCGTAAACTTCGTCTTCAACTTCTTGCTCGTCAAAATCTGATGAGAGTTCGAATAAGAATCTATTTAAGCCACCACCAAAACTCGAATTAAATGGTTTTTCTAATCTATTTGTTAATAATATATTTTTAATAGATTGTTTAACAGCAGCTGCATCAGTTTTTTTGTATACATCATTATTTGGTGCACGAGCAAAGGTTAAGTCTAAATCACTATAGACTCTATTTCTTGTCGTAACTATTGAACGACTTTGAAGATTACCATCTTCTATAGAAAAACTTCTTGTTGCCATGAGACTATTTATACTCTAATTTCAATAATTTCGTTACTAGATTGTATTCTATTATTAAATTGTGTTTCTAAATTATATTTAAATGTTACATCCCAACTATCAGATATTGTTGGCATCACAGCTATAATTGATGCGTGTAAACTATTACCAGTAAATGTATCATATGCTAAAATAAGTTTATCATATCTCGTGGAAGTTCGTAAATAATTTACCATATCAAAAGTAGAATCTACAGCAAGATCCCCATACTGGTCATATATTTCATATACAATAGCTCTTCCTGTTTGCCTATAATCATTAATACCATTAGATGTTACTGTTTCTTTTGTTGCTGGTTTATATAATCCTTCAGAAACAATTACTCTAAACTTACTATACTTACGAGCGACTCTTAAAAACTCACCTTGAAGATATAGATTCTTTGCTATAAAGAGTTTCCTTGAATATAATAAATTATCATAATCTATCGGCAATCCTGTATTTACCAAAAAGTTACCAATCGTGATTCCTTTTTGTAATACAGTTTGCGTATTTAATTCTTTAGCATATATTGGATTATATTTTGGGTCTGGTAAATATTTCATTATCTTTCCTTAAATCCTCTAACTAATGGATTAACAGCTTGTCCGATTGGTGTTTCGCCATAAGATGCTGACTTCTTAGAAACAATTCTACCGACCTCAGTTGGTAATCCCATAGAAGCGGATGGACTGAGTATCTTATCATTCACGAGTGCTCCTCTAAACTTACTATTCTTAAGATTATTATTATCACGAAGTTTACTTCTTGCTTCGGCTGAGTCTAATCTTCTTGTAGTTAGATAGCCATAATCTTCCTCAACATTAATTGTATTTCTAAGTATATTTCCAGCATCAATAGTAACAGTTTTAGCACCAAGACTTGAGTTGTTAACATAGTCAGTCATAATACCTGATGTTGCTTTTACTGTTTGTTGATTAGTATATGTTCCAACTGGAGCAGATCCAAGTGCTGCTGCAATTGTTGCATATTTTGCACCAAGTGCTGTACCTGTAAGATCGCCAATAAATGTAGTCGCATACATTGTCATTCCTTCACCACCAATCGTACCAGTTGCACCAACAACTGATACATGCTGTGCACCAATATTCGTTTTATCAACAGCAGTCATAACAATAGATTCTTTAGAAGTCAATGTTAATGTACCATTCATATTATAATCAACTGTTCCTTGTACAGCTTTGTTTTCGTTACCTTTAATATGCGTTTCTTTATCATCTAATGATATATCAGTATTCACGCCAAGTACATATTGTTCTCTATTCTTTTTAATTTCAGTAGTATAATTCTTTTCTACAGTTTGTTTAAAGTTTCCATCAACATTAGATATTTCATTTCCGTGTACTTTTGTTTTGAGATTACCACCAACTTCTAGATTCATGTCACCATCGACTTTGAAGTTTAGATTACCTTTGTAATGTACATCACCATTTCGTTCAACTATCATCTTGTGGTCGTTACCAACAATCTCAATCTTACTTCCTTCAACACCACTTGATATAATAACTGTACCATCTGGTCGTATTTCTATTCCAGCTTTTGAGTTATGAAGAATAACAATTCTTTGGTTTCCTGGAGTATCATCAAACTCTAACACGTGACCAGCTTCAGTTTCTCTTACACTATTTTTAGGATATTGTGAACCAACTAGTGGTTGTAACCCTAGATCCACACCCTTATCACCACCACCAATATAGACGCGATTTACTTTTTGTCCTCTTGCGGCTTTATTAGTTGATGCATCATCTAGATGGTCAATTCTAGGATATTCACCTGATGGATCGTAAAACCCTCTAAAATTTGAACTTTTGCTATTCGGTCTTGCCATTATATCGGTTCCGTACTAACTAAAGTGCTTCTTGTTAAGGCACTTGTTGATGGTTGTTTATTATTTCTTTTTCCGAATATACTTTCTATGTAAACATCAGAAGACCAACCTATATCAGATAATTCGGTTGATGCAAAAACTTGTATTCCAGGAAACATAGTATATGCTGTATCCAAAAACTGATTTAAAGAATACCAACTACTTATTGTTCCACTATTAGGAGATAGTTTGGCTCTATCAGTTCCTATCGGAACATTATATCCACCAGGAACAGCAACAACTATTGAATTAGAATAATTAATTAAACCAGGAGAAATTGTTTCTATATCAAGAGGTCGACCTCTTTGTATTCTCCCATCTTTTCTTATCAAATAGTGATAAGGAATACCATCAAAACCTTTTCCTGGATCTAAAGCAAGAGTTTCCTCATCATCTCCGCCGGAATACTCTATTGACGAATATAAATTATGAAAGTCAGAAGCATCAAAATTATCATCAACATATTCCCCAGTAAATTCAATAATAATTTGAGAGAAAGGTCTTTCAGAATTTCTTAGTTCTAATGCCAACTCTTCTACAGTATTTACATATGTGAATTCATAATTAGCTGGTGTATTCTTACCAGAAAATAATCCTGTACTATTTACCACGACTGTTTTATCAGCTAATTCAGTTGATTTAAAATTATTTCCTAAATTACTTTGTATCGTTGACTTAACACTTGTATCTCCTGTTGTAGCATTTGTAATACTTGTTTGTAATTCATTTTGTAAAAAAGTTGTTAAATCTGGAACCTTTTCCTGTATTGCTGAAAATTCTTTAACGAAATCTTTTGCCAATCCTTCAATCGAACTATTATTTAAGAGTGATGTTAAAGCAGTTTCAGCCTCTCCTGCGAAACTTTGTAAAGCCGAATTAATTCCTTCTGTATTATTAGATAATTCTTTTAAAGTTTTTTCAATACCGACTGTGTTTATATTAGATATAGCAGATTCTAAAAAACCATTATCAACAGCTTGACCTGTTATAGTTGAGATATTTCCTTTTTGTGTAGATATCTTTTTCAAATCAACAGCAACATCTTCAGTAAGTTTACCAACGATTGGTGCTAATGTTTCTTTGGCTAGTCCTAATCCTTCATCAGCTATAACTTTAAGACCTTTTTCTATTTCACCAACTTCTTTTCCCTTTGATTCGAATATAGAAAGAAACTCTTTTTGAGCCTGTTCTGCTTTCTTTTCCATCTCAGGAAGATTTACATTATTTTTAATTATTTTTAATTGGTTATTAAGTTGATCTAATGTAAATGCCATTTGTTACCTACACACTAAAATTGTTAAATATATTACGAGAAGCCTTTCTTCTCGCTTTTGCAGATGGATAAATATTTGGCACCCAATCACCTCCTGGACCTCCTAACGATACTGGTTTAGGTATAGGTGCAGTAAAATGTTCTGGTCTTTCGTAATATATCATAAAAACATCTGATGCTTGTTCAGGAGTTCTCGCTAGAAGTAAGTCTGCTTTTCCATATCCTGCATTTTTATTTAATTCATATGTAATAAATTTTAATTGAGCATACATACTATCTATTGGTAAACTACCAGATCTTTCTATTAATAATTTATATCTATCATCTTTAGGAGGAGGATAAGTTGTCCATTGTGCTAATCCAAAACCGGGTCCATCAATTTGTTTACGAGTTGGATCTAAATCATTATTATTTAAAGATGCATAACTTTCAACATATAGATTTCCTAATATTCCTGCGATTGCTGGTGGAGAATAAGATCCTCCCATTTCACTCTTAAACCAATGCCAAGCCTTTTCCGTATTAGTTGTACCATATAACAAGTCATCAGGATTAGTTGGTTTAGGTATAGGAGAAACTTTAAAATCGTTTGGGTTATCTTTGTCATTAAGTTTTCTTAATTCTGGATCTCTTTGATAATTCGGAACACTTCCTAATACCATAGGTTCTTGAGCATTATCACCATCAAGAAAATATCCATAAACTAGAGAGAAAGGTTTTATTCCTGTACTCAATCCTATACCTGAAACTCCTGCTTCAGTAGATGGTAACAAACACATCGCCCATGGCAAGTCAGAAGTTTTTATGTCGTCCTCGCTTTCGGAATGAATACCAAAGATTCTAACTTGTACTCTTCCTAACTCAAGAGGATCGTTAACATTAACGACTCTACCAAAAAAAGTCTTTGTCTTATCACCGTAATATTTTATTGTAGTATTAATCATTCTGTAATACTTTCTACATCGGAAACTTTGCATACTTCAAAATTTATATTATAATTTTCTCTGCTAATTAAATGAACAGCCTTAGTTATCAAATAATCTCCTGACTTTTTATAATCTATAACACTTTCTGAGGAACCATCACTCAACTGATTCGTACCTAAGAATTCTAATTCTATTTTATTTCCAATAGTGGTTGTCACAGTACCATCTTCTGCGAAAAAATTACCTGGAAGTGTAATATCTATTCTGTGTTTATTTAAATATTTTAGTATCACTGAAGCTGTTACTCTATTGATATATTTGTCACCTTCCTTTTCTCCTAAGAATGATTTGGGAGAAGAAAATCCTGTTTCATGAGGACTTACTGTAGGATAATGGAAAGATCTTTTAGTTGTTTGTGATGCTAGGTTTTTACCATAAACACTAGAACCGTATGGATATAAACTTATATCTTTTAAATTATAATTATCATAAAAATTTCTTAACATTAGTTCTGCATCTATTTGAACCGAAACATTTTCTCCATTAATCACATCATAATAATTAAAATCACTACCAACAAATCCTTCTTTAATCAAACTGTAAAAATCTTCAGTATTAGTAACTTCATAATCTAGTATTTGAAATTGATAATCTACAAGTGGTGTTTCGGTTCCTTGTCCTCGATCAAATTGAACTGACGATTGATAGTTTTTAAAAGGAACTCCTTTATTAAAGGTTCCTCCTTCTAACATCTCTTGTAAATTTCCTGCGTAAATAAAAGATCCACCGAAAAGAGTGGTGTATATAAAATAAGGCATACCAGAAGTATTTAAACATCTTTTGCGTAACCAAGTAATAGCATCCATAGGAGTTAAATTTGGGACTATCACTTTTATATCTCTATCTAATTCTTTTCCAACATCAGAAGGCAGAAAGTTACCTGGAACATAGTTTGCTATAATATTATCAATAATCTCTAATATCGATCCTCTGTATGCTTTGCTAATATTAGTTAAAGAAGATTCAAATAAAGTATGTTCTACCATATGGAATACAAATACTTCCATAGAATTAGCACCTTCAACTTTTTTTGATGAAATTATTTTATCTAAATAAAATTTCTTGGCTACTGAGGGTTTGTCGGAATTATATTTCTTTAGTGATATTATAACATATTCATCACCAGCATACTCACCTCTTTGTATAAAATTTTCAGCATCAATAAATGAAATTGTTCCTGTTAAATATGGAACCAATATACTTTCATATATTTCTATATCTGAAACTGCTGGAGAAATATCAATACCAGTAGTAAATCTATCGCTCTGTAGAATTACACTTTCTATTAATAAAGTAGTCGATTCATTTATGTTAGCCATTATTCACCAATTGCTGATATTAGTAAGTCTACCACTGATTCAGCTACTCCTTGTCGAAGAACTTTAATTGTTTTCAAATTATCATTTTGTTTTATATATCTACCTAAATTTGTCACTTTAGTATTTTGCGCACCTCCAGTTATATCAACTATTCCTGTACTAGCATTAACTAAATCAACATACTCGCCACTAGCATTTTCCCAGTGATGTGTAGCCAAATGTTCAGCAACAACTGTAGTTGCTGTAAACCCCACATTAATATCAGTAGAAAGATAAACGAATTCACCTTCGGTGAAACTCTTTGTACCTTTAACGATCACTTGACCTAATTCATATTGTATATGATCTACGACAGCTGTAACACCAGAAGTCTGACCAACAAGAGTAACTCCTTCAGCTATCTTATCTCTAATTGCACCAGTTCCTGTTGTTTGGTCTGATACCAAATCTGAGGCAGTTACAAGTGCTGTTCCTGTATAATCCTTTTGACATCGTGTAAGTAATTCAGCTTGACTTAATGGCCAACCTTGTTCACGAAGTTTATCATTCATTAAAAAGAAAGTCCAATAAAAATCTGTTCTTCCATATAATTGATAAGAAACTTGGTCTGGTCGCATATTTTCAAGAATAGTATATTGTTGGTATGCTGTAGTCGCATCAGCAACTTGATCTACCACACTACTATATCTAGATAAATCAGGAAAGTTTACTGCTTTTTCATTATTACCAAAAGAATAAGGTAATGGTGACATATTTTTTAAATAACTCATGCGTTCATTACTCCATCTGATGCGTCTTTAGTTCTACCATATTCATTAGTTACATCACTTCTGCTAAGTGTTCTATATTCTGTAAATGCCAATGTAAAATCTATTTCGGTTGGTTTACCACCCTCATAAAATGATGCTGATTGTGGATTATAATTATGAGTGACTGCAGTCAAATAACAATAATGAATTTCCATATTTGGTAAGTTCTCATATCTACCATTACCATTAATATCATATCCTACTTTTATGTCAAACAAAGGAGGAAATTTATAACCGACTGGAACAGCCGTACTATTTGAACCAGGATTATTAGGATCTTCTTTCTTTAGATAAGCATGTTCAGGATATAAAAATTTTCTAAAGAAAGTTATAATATTCTCAACTTCAGTAGATTCTTCTCTAGATAATGGAATGAATTTAAATGAAAATGAAAATGTTCTTATGTTTACATTTTGAAAAGTCGATCTGGTGTTAGGATTGGCTATTGTTTGCGAAGCAACTGTAACTGCTGATTGTATAGCATCTTGACCAGGAACTGGTAAAAATCCACTCAATCTTTGAGCTGATAATCTGGCAGCCTCGTCAGAAATACTATTTTTTCTATCACCACTCAATCCTGGAATACCTAATCCTATTGATGTAAAAAAATCTTTACCATATTCTAATCCAGCAGCAAAAAAATTTGAAACCATTCCTGGATTATCATAATTTAAAGCACTTAATCCTAAGGCACCAACAGTTCCTAAATTAGAAGAACCTACTGAAACATTATCATTAAAAGATAAACTGGTTGGAACGTGTAAGTAACATTTTTCAGGTATTCTTTCATAATTCATTGTATATCTATCATAGTCTTTCACTGCTTGTGCTAAATCGTCTACTTCCTGAGCAGAAAGTGTAATTTCTGAAATAGTCTTAGCAGCCGCTGTTGATCCACCAGGAGCAAGAGCGCCTATGTTTGTTTGACCTATATTTCTTTCTGGACCTTGTGGTCCTTTTATAAAATTTCTAAATTTATTATAACCAGCTACCGTTGCTCCTACAGGAGCGTCTAAAAATTTTAAAGTTCCGTCTAATGCTTTTTTTCCAAGTTTAAGTCCATAAAAACCGCCTATTGCTAGACCTACAATTTGTAAACCAATTACATCTTCACCATTTAAT